CCTCTGCATTGCCAGTTCTCAAACCAAGGCCCACCAGTGGTAAAGTGTACGTTCTTTGCTTCCAGTTTCTCAGGTGAATGTCCATCAAGCCAGTTCCATTCTTCAGGTATACGTCCTATGTCTGCCTCTTTATCAGGCAACCATTCAAATCCATGTAGCCATCTACCTGAACGAGTATTGATATCATCTATAGTGAGGTTCTTATGAGCCTCGTGAGCACAGTTAAACAAAATTAAACTAGACCAGTTCTTTCTACGATATGGCTCCTGTACTTTATTATCCATCTTATTACCAGTTTTCGGCTCATAGTCATGGTGTACACACCAGAGAGGATAATAATCCATAGTACATATATCAAACAGATCTGCTACATCTGTTCTCATATACATATCACAATCCATATAGAGAGCTTTACCTTCAAACATATTTAAGAAGGGAACAAGAAATCTGGTAAAGGAAAAATCTGTGGAGAATGGACGACCATCAATACTATCGTATCTTTGACCGTCCATTACAGAAAATTCCCTACGATATAGTCCCATACGTTGAACTACATCCAATCGAATTGGCACTACTCTTATTGGCTTCGTTGTTATACGTTCCAACGAGAACTTTAAAACTTGATAGGCCATATCCTCTTTCGGATCGTAGCCAATATAGACTGTATTCATAGAGTCTCCTTTAATTAACTGTTATTTGTCTTGGTCTTTGTTCCTCTGGGATATTGTGTTTCAATCGAATATGGAGTACACCATCGGTAAGATCAGCCCCTTCGACTTCAACCGTGTCGTTAAGACAGAACTTCCTTTGAAATGCTCTCCTACCAATTCCCTTGTGAACATAGTCAGAGTTATCATGTCTATCACTTGCATCTCCAGCTATTGTTAAATACTCTTCTTTAACTTCAACTTTAATCTCATCCTTGGTGAAACCTGCAAGAGCCATCTCTATACAATATTTGTCTTCACCTGATTTAACGATATCATAGGGTGGATACCCACCGTCTGTGTTATTATTAGATGCTGGAATATTAGCCAACATTCTATCAAACCCAATAAAATATCTGGGCCACATATCATAATTTAACATAGCATTCTCCTTTGTTTAGGAATCCATTATGGCATTCCATTCCGTAATTGTCTCACATATTCATAGATATGTCAAGAACTTTTAAAAGTATTAGAAGAGTAACTCATAAGACATCCATAGCCATCCATAGAATGAAAGGAATAAAAGAGTTACAGTATAAAATAGTACACTATGCTTTCCCATTTTTCCTTCCTTTATGTCAAGTCCACCAGTTCACATACACCAGCAGTACATGCTAATTCCTGTGATCCTTTTGTTGTGTCCTCTTTCTCAAACTCCGTAAGCAACGACCAATCAATAGCTTTCTTTGGCATGTTTCTCTTGGCCTTAACATATTCTTCTTTTGTAATCTCCTGATAAGGGGCTTGAAGAAATGAATGATCGAAGTAAGGAAGGAAAGATACACCTGACAAGTGATCAAAGTTTTCCCAACACCATGCTCCCACCGGTAGCCACTCATCTTCCTTTACTGAAATGGTAACACTAGGCTTATGTTCACACCAATGTTCAGCATATATTTTCCAAATTTGTAACTGTTCAATGGCACTCATCCCATTTCTAAAGATTGATTGACGATCCGAATGAATAGGGAAGGAGAATACAGAAACATCTTTAGATTCTATATTACCATCTATTTGTGGTTCATTTGGAATGCCGATGCTCTTTAAGAACATAGTCATAGGATCTTTATTGTCTCCTCTAACTGTTCTCATATAGTATTCAGAATGTCTGGCATGTATACCACTGGCACTATCCACTAACTGACTGACAGTACCAGAAGGTTTAACACAAGTAATGGCAGTGGACTGAGATATACCTAGTTTCTCTGCCCATTTCTTATTTGTTGTTATAGCTACATTACGTAGATACTGAAGTGTATCTTCTAGGTAAGGAACCTTAGCAGAATAAGATAGCTTTAAGGGTGAGGAATTAAGTAGTTTACAATCCATAATACCTGTAAGGGATACACCCAATAATCTTTCTTCCTCTGTATTTGTTATCCATCTCTTTCTAAGATAGCCAAAGTTAGTAAGAGTGGATTGAATTGTACCCAGTAATGTAGCTATTCGTATCTTTCTTGCTAAAGAATTACGATCATCTTTCGGACGACATACAACTTCAGTAAGATTACAGAATTGATTAGGTCTTAATATTATTTCTGAACATGGATTAGTACCAAAGTCTATATCCCATATCCTACGTCCATTCTGTGCAGCTTTCTTCTGAGCAGATTCTCTATTAAAAATACCTCGTTCTCCACTCTTACTTTCATAAAGAGATAGCCACTCCTTCATAAATATACCAGAGTCAGGACGGTTAGTATATACAGCAGAGTTATTTGCCAAAGCTCTTTGTGAGTCAGTAAGTGACCATGCCCCAGACTTGGCTGTTCTCATGCGATCATCAGATAGATTAGATAAGGATATAAGAGCAGATCTACGTACACCTCCCACCACTACAACATCACCTACTTTACAAACTATATCGTGACATTCGATAGAGTTTAGTTTCCTACCTCTGGCTTCTTCAAACTTACGTATGGTAAAGTCAAACAGATCTACCAACGGTTGAGGACCACTGGCTCTACCACCAAAGGTTTTTAATCTGGAGCCAGCAGGACGTACTTTGCTTACATCTATCTTTGGTATTCTGTTGGTATACAGATAGGATATCAAGTCTTTGAATGCTCTGGCCCATCCCTCTTTGGAATCAGCTACACTAATAACATCATCTGTCTTATCAAAAGCTACGTCTGGAATAGTAGGAAGCTGGTTGACATATTGCCTCTCAACGGAGAAGCCTACACCTGTACCATTCATAAGAATATAAAGTATCTCGTCAAAGGACTTTGGATTATCTACTGGTATATAGGAACAATTGTATCCAGCTATATTCTCTCTCTCAAGGGCAGGTCCAGCAGTCATCAACGATCTCATGCTAGGCATTACTTCCAGATGTAGAATAGCATTACGTATCATAGTCCAATCCTTGGTATCAAGTTGATCCTTAACTCCAAGGTTTGTTTCCACATGTACTCTAAAGAAACTAATTAATCTATTAACAGTCTCATCCCATGTCTCCCTACGACCTTCCTCTTCAAGCCATCGGGAGTATCGGGACAAGTAAATAAAGTTCTGGTACTCAGTCGGTAGTCCCATCACTATTCTCCCCATATTCAAATTCAATACATAAGTCAATATAATGTTTAGCTTTTAATAAATCATCTTTACCTTCACCCTTTATACGATGTCTAGTAATATACTTTACTGCATTACCTTCACACCAGCTAAGATTATTAGCTATGATATATTCTGTCGGTTGTATTTTTAAACTACTATAATGATTACCCCCTATTTGGTATTTGGTAGCTGACATTCAAATGCTCCTATTTGTTATCAGATAATATCTGATAAATTCTATATCTAAAATTTGATTCCTGTTTTTTATTAATAACTTCGTAAGCAAATCCTCTTACAGAATTTGTATCTACATTAGCATTGTCACATATAAACTCAAAATTTTCACACGTTACTCCGACACTACAGAAGAACCATGCTCTTGCTCTATCCTTTACTACTATATTTGTTTTATTGGTAGCATCTAACAGAGCTTGTAATATAATAGCCAAATATAATCTACGTTCAGGTTCTTCTCTTTCAAACTGAACTATAGGATCGATAAATATATCTTCATTTTTCTTTGGTTTGTACATTTTCTGGATCTTTATAACTTTCAACCGGACGATAGAACTTACCACCTACTCTTGAATTATAGTAAGCTGGTTCATCTGTTCCTTCTAGCGTAGTAGCTAGAACATTATACTTCATCTGATAGTATAGTTCATAATATCTAAGGCTACGTCTATTTTTATATTCAGCTATGATTTCAAACTTAAATTTTTTCTTTCCTATTTTATCTATATCTTCATTCAACCATTTGGATGAACCAGTATATGTTTTCCAGTTAGATTGTTTATCTCCAAACTTACCTTTAACCATATACTGTTTACATCCTATGTATGCTTTACCTGTTTGACGATTAGTAATTACATAGACAAATCCGAATTTATCTACATTCGGCTTAAACTTTTTACGACTACCAAACTTTAGCCAATGATGATCTACCAATCAACTACCTCTGGTACTTCAGGCAGCTTGGCTACTGTAGTTAGATACCTGTATCCTCTGGCATAATCGAATACACGTAATCCCTTTCCATTGTTGGCATCCTTCCAGCATTCTCTTTTATGGTTACAGTATATACAAGATGTACCTAATCTTTTATTTCCAGAGGCTCCATCTTTTACATCACTGAAACATTTAGGTGGCATAACTTTAGATT